ACTACTTGATGTACATTTAATAGCAATTCCATCTGTTTTAGTAACACTCGTATCAATACGTAAATTTTGAATAGCTATTGATAATGAATTGGTTATCTCAATACCATTAGCAGTTGTACTTGTTGATCTAATAAGAGATCCATCTCCACCAAGTGGGAAATGAGTAGAACAACCTTTTAAAGTAATAGAATTATCTGCACTATCTATTGAAAGAGCACTACTAATTCTGTATATACCAGCAGGGAAATATACAGTACCACCATCATAAGTTGCACCAGATAAAGAATCTATTGCTGCTTGAATTGCTGCTGTATCATCAGTGGCATTATCACCTGCTGCACCATAATCTTTAACATTAGCAACACTCTGAGATATATTTCTCCACTTACTTGTTGAACCATCATATATTAATGTCTGATTCTTAACAGGAGAAGCAATTGTTGTATCTGTAAGTCCAGATAATGTAGATGAACCACTTCCACCAGAAATTGTAATTGTTTTTGTTGCTCCTGTTCCACTTGCTACAACACCACTACCTACAAAATCTAAAGTTGTAGCAATAGTTGATAATGAACTACCTTCATCTTGAATAACTATACCACCAGCAGCAGAACCACCACCAGCACTATCATCATACCAAATATCTCCATCACAAACAGTCCAACTTCCTCCAGCAACAGAAGTAGGATCATCATCCTGAGTAAACTTATTTCCATAAGCATTACTAGTTTCTGCAATACCAATAGTAGCAATTCCTGTTGTAGTTTGATCTACAGTGATAAAACTTAAACAAGTCCTATCAACCATATCAGGTTTGAAAGGTGCTCTGGATGAACCAGAAGAATCTTGATATTGTTTTACAAATACCGTACCAATACCACCACTTACATTATCTTTCCATGTCCATCCACCAGAACCATCTGCTGTTATAACCTGCTCATTTCCACCAGTATCAACACTACCCCATTCTTCTATTGATTCTACTTTTAACTTTTGAGCAGTAAGTAAATTGGTTGATGCATTCCAAGTTAAAGTATCATTATCAACACAAATTCCTTGATAAGCAGTTGATGTATCATCAACAAATGTTAGGTGATAAGTATTATTGTCACTCTTAGCAGTAATTTTAACCTTCTCTGCAGTATCTACTGCTAAACCATTTGGATCTATCCAATCAGTTCCTGTTACCGTAGAACTTAAAACAAATCCTGAAGATCCAGGATCCATATTTTTATCATGAAGTGGTCCATAAAAAGTAGCAATACCTGCGACATTAAATGAATCAGATGCAAAATTACCTATAACAGTAGCACCAACGCCAGTTGTTTCAAAACGTGATGTACCCTGAGCATAGAGAATTGCTCTTGCATTAGTACCACCATGTAATTTTAATAGGTTACGCCAACCTTGATCAAAGAATTGATATGCTCCTGGTCCATCACCACCATTTGACTTAAATATTAATCCACCTGGTCCTTGCTCTTCAATTACTGAAGTTCTACCATCAACAATTGAATCTCCATTAGAATCATTTTGATCCCTAAGTGTATTAGTATGATATATTTTTAAATCATTTCCTGTTCCGAAACTAGCATATGATTCATCATTAAACTTAAGTCGATTATCAGACTTATCCCAGAAAGCTGATGTTATACCATTAGCACCATGAAACTGTACATCACCTTTGAATGTAGAAGTTGAATTGACGGTAAGTGTATTGAGAGTTAAATCATCAAGAATAAGATCTCGATTTATATAAAGATCACGACCAACATATAAATCACCACCAGTAGTTGTAATACCACCAGCATAAGCTAAAGTAACTGCAGTTGAAGCATATCCTGATGGACCTGTAAATGAAACTGCACCACCAACATAGAAATTTTCTTCAATACCAACACCACCTTCAACTACAAGAGCACCAGTATCTTTACTAGTAGAAGGAGTAGTATTAGAAATATAAAATGCACCAACAGATTCTACAGTTCCTCCAGCAGCATTTAAATTTAAAGCTCCTGAACTCGTAGTAACTGTATTTGCACTTATCTTTACATTACCAATTGTAGTGATTCCAGTAACTTTTAATTGAGCAGTAGTAGTATTTTCAGTAACTGCTAAACTAAGAGTACCTAACGTACTTGTAGTATTATTAAAAGTAAGACTACTATTATCTTGTAATTCTCCACTAGTTCCTACAGTTACAACACGTCCAGTTGTAAGATCAGTAACTTGTGCTGTATTTGCCTTTATACCACCATCTGCATTAATAAGATTAAGAGCAGTACTAACTCCAGTGATATACACTCTATCAGCAGTAACTCCACCATTGAATGAAGATATACCTAAAACATCTAATAGAGTGGTTGGTTGTGTACTACCAATACCTACTCGATCAGTATCATCCCTAAAAACAAAATTACTAGCACCATCTACAAGTCCAGCTGTATTATGAAATTGAACATCATATATTGTTCCACCAGCACCTGCTGTAACTGCACCTGCGGCAGTCCATTCAATACCATTTGCACCTTTAGTTAAAATATTGCTCTGCGAACCAGGATCATTATTAAAATCATATATTGTTCCATCTAATTTAATATTCCCACCTACTGTTAAAGATTGTGTAGGAATTGTAGATGATATTCCAATATATCCAGTAACGTTGCTAGTAAGTAGAGTACCACCTATTCCAATATTTAATCTACTTGCAGTAAGAACACCAACATTAGTGTCAAATACTAAATTAGATGATGTAGCAAAATCATTATTATCCTTAAATAAAACACTATTATCAGGACCTGGTGGTCTAACTGTAACTGTAGCAGCAATTCCTAAAGCAACTCCATCTGCAGTTACACCTGCCCCAACAAAATTAAGTTGGGTAATACTACTAGGAGATCCTACAAGAGTTCCTTCATCATAGATACTAATCGCTCCAGGTATAAGTCCACCTTGTATAGGAGTCCAATATCTTTCTCCTGGATTTGATAATACTGATACTACTTGATATTGAACACCTACTGGAATTCCTGGAGTTCCTGCACCAGTAGGAGGATCACCAAGATTTGGCTCTGTTTGCTCTAAACCGAGATATTGATACCTATCATCACTTAACTCACTTTGAGCCGTTCTTTTAACTCTTCCACTTAAATACTTAGGCATTACTATTCTCTAGAATACTTGCAAGGAATTCCATTTGAAGTGGAGCAACAAGTCCACCAGCAGTAGATATACCAACATTAACTTTGATATTATCTACATCTCCCTCAATAATATTTAAATTTGTATTATATGCAGGATCACCAGTTCTAGGATATCCATGTTCTGTTGCGTTTCCATCCTGTGTACATGTAAAGATAACTGATTCTGTAGCAATACCAACATAACTAGTAGATCTCTTCATACCATTAGTTACTGCACTTACATAAGTATGTGCATAATCACCACCACTTATTATTGCACCTGCAACTGCCGATGAAAATGTATGAGCAGTTACATTAGAAGATGCACCAACATTTAAACTAATTGTTGTGTCTGTTACCGCAGTAATATTAACAGCAGTATTATATGCTGGATCAGCTCCACCTACACATCCAGGACCAGTACATCCACTAGATCTTGGATAAGCTTTTATAGAAGAATTACCATCTTGTGCACAAGTAAATTTAATAGATTCTTCTTTTATCTTGACACTAGTGCTTGCTGCTAAATCATGTGTACCAATAGTACAAGTTAAAATACCAGCAGTAGGATTATATTCAGCAGCAGAAACATCAAATGTAGTAATAGGACTTTTCCCTACATCTAAATTAAATCTAGTGGTACTTTCTACAGTAATAGCTTTCCATCTACCACTAGCAGGATCTGTAGATCTTGGATATGTCTTATTACCAGATCCCATTGAACAAGTAAATGTCAATGCATCATCATTAAATTTAACCAAATTACCTGTTGAGAACCCATGAGCACCTGCTGTAGTTACTGTTAATATACCAACAGCAGCATTATAAAATGCACCATTTGGAGTATGTGATGTTGCAGCTGAAAAAAGTCCATGAGATGCTATCTTCAACGATAAGATTCCAGTTCCTGGATCATAACTTCCACCTGAAGGAGTATAATAAGTTGTATTGTTTGCTAATACTGCTTTATTATCTGATCTAACATAACTATGAATTGCTGCATTATAATAATGAGTTATTCCATTAGCAGAACCAACATTTGTTGTGAATAGTTTAGTATCAAGAACATTATCTACAATATATGATGCTTGTGGATCTGGGAATATTGTTGTTGTAATACCTGAATTATTATTAGCACAAGTAAATGCAATTCCTCCCATAGTGATTTGATCACCTGCACTAAATCCATGACCATCTATTGTTGTTACAGTAACAATTCCTAATGGTTCACAATATTCAACATCAGTAATCGTATTTACACCACTTTGAGTTCCAGAAATTAATAAACGATCTACAACAAGTGGTGTTTTTTCTAACACCATCCTACCATCAACTAAAATTGCCGCATCATTGGGAGGAATTTCTATATCTTTTATAACTCTTATATCTCTTGTAAGTGTTGTACTTCTAGATTCTCTTCTTTGTGTAAGAGTAATTGTTGGATATGTACCTACACCAACATTTGCTACTTGGGCATACAATACCAAAGAAGATGTGCCTGTTGGAACCTCATATATTTGCTGTTCTCCTGGTGCAACAGGAACCATTATGGATATAAATTTATTGACTGGTGCTATTGCCATATTATCTCAACGCTAATATTAGAGGTGTTAATTGTGCTTGAATTGCTCGGTTAAAGTCTCTTCCTCGTATTGTAGATGTTGTTTGATCAACTGTTAAACCATCACCAATTCTAAAGTTACCTTTTTGATCTGTGCTAGTAAATGGAACTTGACCTCCATTTATTGCAACAACTTCGTTTGCAGGAATAGGTTCGCCACCTTGGAAGGGGTTCGCTTTATTTATATCCGTACCAGCACCGATATATTCAAATGAATGAGAACTGGTAATAATTCTACTGATTCTTACAAGTTCAACATCTGTTCCACTATTTACAGCATAAGGAATAAACTGATCAAACGTTACAGTTGTTAAACCAACATCATCAGTTGGATCCGTAGCAACTTCTACAGTATATAAAATAGGATCGGTATCTGCTTCAAGTTGAGCAGCACCTGTACCAGTAATATCAACAGTAAATGATTGATTTGGTAAGAAATTTCTACCACTAGATATAACATCAACAGATGTAATTGTTCCAGCAGCACTAACATTTGCAGAAAACTCTGCCTGAATACCTTCTGGACCTAATGGAGCAGGGACTGTAATAACTGGAGGTGCTGCAGAATTATAATCTCCTGGATTACCACCATTTACAACCGTAATAGATCTAACTAATTTTAATGGTGCATTTATAATACCACTACCAGTTATATCTGTATAATCTGACAAATTAATCTTAAAGTATAATCCCTGTCCATCAAAAGGTTTTCTATATCTGTCTTGAATATCCTTCAAATTATTGATCTCAAAGACATCATTATCTGCAGCAACATCTCCAATAGTTGTTCCTGTAAATTCTACAGCACCAACTCCATCAGCATAAAGACCATAATTACCAAATGATGAGTTAGAGTTAGTTAAGTCACACTGTCCACCAGTATCACAATAAATTGCAATATCACAACCAATAGTAAAGATAGAAACTAACTGAGCATATGCATTGTTTGTAATTGATACACCAATACCATTCTGATTGTATTGTGTAAACGCATCACAAACAAATGATTTAAAGTCTTGTCCTAGATTATTAGTACCGCTAAAATCAGCATTGGCATGATTACCATCTATCTTCATACCAATACTACCAGTCATAAAGTTAGTACAGTTTCTAACATATGGAGATTTCCATCTACCAGTAGCACCCTCATTAGCAGGACCAGTATGAGCATATCCAGTAGCAGCAGGAACATCTAATGGTGGGAAAGCAGCTGCTCCACAGTCAGTATGAGCATATGAAACTCCACCTTGACCATCATCAGGAGGACCAGAGAAGTTAAGATTCTGTATCAAACATCCTCTTCTAACATGGAAGACATCCTTAGTTCTGTTCTGAGGAATAATAGTTACAAGTCTTAAATCTTCACCAGATACTGAAACATCAGTTCTTAATCCAATTGGATTATTCTCAGTATAAGTACCAGAACGAATAATAATAGTATCTCCTTCTTTTGCTATGGATGCAGCAGCACCAACAGTTCTCTTTGCATCACCTTCTAATAATCCAGTATTAGTATCATCACCATCAACAGTAACCCAAATCGCATTATCAGTATCTACACCAGAAGGTCTCCATGATACACCACTACCAACAGCAGATAATCTATAATCATTTTTTGTACGACTAGCATCATAACCAACACTGTTTAACTTATCAATAATAGAGTTTTCTAACTCTAAAGTACCAATAATTTTTGCATTACCACCAACATTCAAGTTCTTTTCAATACCAGTTCCACCTTCAACTACAAGTGCACCAGTATCCTTATCATTTGATTCTGTAGTTCCAAAAATATGTTCATCACCACATACATTCAAATCTCCCTGAATACCAACACCACCACCAAAGATACCAGAACCAGTAGTACAATCAGTAGATGCTGTTGTCGAATCTACTTTTAAATCACCACCAATATTAAGATTCTTCTCAATTCCAGCACCACCATCAACTATAAGAGCACCAGTATCTTTATCAGTTGATTGGGTAGTTCCATCAATCTTTGTATCACCACCTACATTTAATCTCTTCTCAATACCAACACCACCATCAACTACTAATGCACCAGTATCCTTGGTAGTTGATTGAGTAGTTCCAAAAATCTCAGCATCACCACAAACATTTAAGTTCTTAGCAATACCTACACCACCACTAACTACTAAAGCACCTGTAGTACAGTTTGTAGATTGAGTAACTCCAAGAATCTTGGCATCTTCACCAACATTAAGATTCTTTTCAATTCCAGCACCACCATCAACTATTAATGCACCAGTGTCCTTAGTAGAAGATTGAGTAGTTCCATCAATCTTAGTATCCCCACCCACATTTAATCTCTTAGCAATACCTACACCACCACTAACTACTAAAGCACCATCACTTATACCAGTAGATTCTACTACTGACTCAATTTTAGTATCACTACCAACATATAATTTCAATTGAATTCCAACACCACCATCAATCTGAACAGATCCTGATGTTGTACTTGTAGCATCTGTTGAATCATTAAATGTCGCTACACCATCTACATCTAGTGTACTATTAAGTGTTGTACCACCATCTACATCTAATGAGTTATTAAGTGTAGTGGCACCATCAACATCTAACGCACCATTTAAGAATGTATCACCATCTACATTTAATACAGAATCAAAATCAACGTTTCCAGTAACATGAACTTCTCCAGTTACATCTAATTCCTTGGATGGATTGTTATTCTTAATACCAACCTTAGTCATCCTATAGATTGGACTATTAACATCACCTGTTGTTGTATATCCCCATAAATCTTGAGTTTGTATTCTTGCAATTTCTGTAGGATTATCTGGATCAGGTATAGCAATTACGTTATCAGTACCTACACCAAGACTATTTGTACCCCAGAAATTAATAGTAGAGAATGTTTGAGCAATACCAACAGTTGGAAGATAAACACCCTCATCTTGAACATATATTCCCTCCATTGCAATAGGAGATGCTTCTATCCACCTAATACCATGTGCATCCCTATTCAAATAATATCCATTAGCACCTGCTGAATCAGCAGAATCATAGATATTTCTTTCAATCTTTATACTACCGTTTACGTCCAGTTTTACAATACCATCACCAGCAACAGAAGGGTCATATCCTGCAAAACTACCAGGTCTAGTAGTTCCTATTCCAACTGTTCCTAAACCTGTTACTACAAAAGCTGTACTTTCAGCTTCACCAGTACCCATAGTATTGGGACCACCAACCTGTAGTCTCATTCCTTCTAAAGGAGTAGAGTTACCTACACCAACTCTACCACTAGCAGGATCATCATATCTTACTGATGCATGAAGAATTGATCCACCAACACCAACATTTAATCTCTGTACAACTGTTAAATATTCTGTATTTAATTCACCTCTTAGATCAATATCATCCATAAAGGTGGCAATACCACCAAAATATGAATTCTCACGTACATATAAGGTTCCTACTTCTAAATTCTCAAAATCTCCCAACTGGTCATAATGAAGTGTTCCATAAATGTAAACATCTTCAAATATTGAATCTCCACTCCAGGTATTTTGATTTCCGTAACTCACTAGAATATACCCCCTAACTTGTAAGTGAATCGACTGCTGATTCTGCTACAGCACCTGCAACAGGACCACCATAGGCAGTAGCAACAGCTCCAGCAACGGATCCAAGACCTCCTGGAATAGCAGATGCCCCTATATTACCTATTTTATTAGTAACAAAAGAACTCATAAACGATTTGTACCTATCACTAATTTTCATCCAATCCCCCAAATTTCCATTATTACGTGAGACTTGAATCTTTTTTGCATTAAGATTAATTTGATCAGTAGTTCTATTTTTATTTCCAATAGTAATCTCAGTTTGTGCTTTTAATATGATATTATCAGCTTCTAAACAAATAGTACCTCCTGCAGCTCTAAGACCAATATTTCCAGTTTTTCGTGAAACAAGATCAATATCACCATTATGAGATATTAATTCAAGACTCTTTTCAGCACGTTTATTTTTAACTCCTGCCTCTATCTGTAGTGTTTTTTCGGCATAAATTCGTGATAAACCACTACCCTCATGCAAACTCTGATTATAATGAACTTCATCCTCAGTTTGAGATTCAATAATATATGCAGTCTTTCCAGGTAGTCCAATTGCTTCAGACCCAGATTCAATTATTAATTTTTGATTAATTATTTCGCAAGTACGATTCTCTTGGGTCATAATTAATCCTCTCCTGCAATGGGGAAGTCACCCACACAATCAACCACAGTCTGTAAAACTGGAGATTCCTGAGTTTCATTCTTAGTTAGTGACATAATAGGACGTAATACTGCACCAGTACCAGGATTTTTAATTACTATTCTTGGTGTAGTGCTGTAAGGTTTCTGGCAAGTGATAGTAACACTAACACATCTTCCGTCCTCAACATTAAGTGTTAAACATTCATCTTCTATTGAAGCATTTTCATATCCCTTTCCAGGATTTTCTATTAAAATCTTACTAATATATAACTGACTTTGATCATTTGTCTCACCAATAGGATAATTTTCACCCTCACTAGTTATAACAACGTCCACTACTTGCCCATAAGTAGGAGAATTTACATTTTTATCAATAATTACCTTACCAAAAGCACCATATCCTTGATCACAACTATCAGTAAATTCTACAAGTGGTTCTTCACTATATCCTTCACCAGGATCAGTTACTTCAACACCAAGAATACCAGCAGTACTTTTAACATCAGCAAAAATATCATTATAATCAATTCGATCTATAAAATTCCCAAGAAGAACTTTTCCTGCAGCACCCACACCATCTCCACCAAAGAATTTAACTTTAGGGAAACCGCACTTGAATATATTTCCAGTATAACAATCAGTACCTAATCCATGATCTGTTGCTTCACCAACCTTAGTACCAAATATTTCCCATTGTCCATATTCTTCTTCAAAATTACTTATTGAACTTGTAATACCACTTACAATTCCTTTCTTTGTATTTTCAAGTCCAGTCATTGCATTATTAGCACCCTCAAATACTTTATCTAAAATTCCTTGTTGTTCAGCACCACTCTTAGTCTCTCCAGTACCTTTATCAACTGTTATCGCATCAGGTTTACATTTTGGTTTTGGAGGTTTACAACCAAAAGGATCTCTAAGTTTACCCAATAAACTAAATCCATTTTTAACATTACCAATAAAATTCTTTACACCACTTACTTTACCAAATAGTCCACCACCTCCAAAGATTTTGCTTAAAGGAGACGTAAAAGGACTAACAAACTTATCAATCATTCCTGTAATTTTTTGAGTTAAAGCACCCATAAATTGTTGAGCAGCACAAGCAGCACCATTCAATACATTTTTCACCATTCCAGTTAACATATCCTCAATAGAACCTTGTAGTGAACCACTTACTTTAGCAGATAAACAATCTAATGATCCGAATAACTTTGTGATTGGATTGATTAAAGCTGATTGTGCATTAATAACTTTTGGAAGTGCTATATTAAACTTAGAAAATGAACTGAATATTTTTGTTGCTACTCCATCCAATCCATCTTTAACCCAACCAATCATTGAATCTGAAAGTGCATTCCCAATTTTAGTAACAAATTCCTTAGATGAAGTGTTAATTAATTTTGCTACATTTTTTATTTCACCAGGAAGATCAAGAGCAAAATTATCGACCCTAGTTGCTAACTTAAGAAAATTATCCAATTCAGTTTCTACATCATCAAAGAAATTACTCTTGCAAGGATTTGCAGTAATAATTTTCATTCCACTAGTTATAGATACTGGTTTAACATCAGGATTTTCTATTGCATTATATTGTGATATTCTATTAACACGAGCCTCATATTCTTCCTCAGACAATGCATTAATTTGCTCTGAAGTTAATGGTTTTATACCTCCAAGACGAGCAGGATATGCTTTTTGAATTTCTTTAATTTTGTCCTGCCATTGTTCACTAAGAGGATTATCTTGAATAAGAGATTTATAAGCTCTAATTTGTCTTCTATTAAGACTAGTAGAAGATGGTGGTGTAGCTGGAATAAAAATCTTTTCCTGCTTCTCGTTAACTTTAGTCGCCATTATGTATTGTAGTCTCCTGGTATATATTATTTATAGTGAATTAATAAAATTTCTAGCAGATGAGCTCATAGCAGCAATAACTTTAGGGTTTTCATCCCTCATCCGTATCAGTTTTTTCTTTGCAGTATTGAAATGCCTTACAACCAAAGTTGGTCCCTGATTTGCATTATAACGTCCACCAATAGTCGGATCATTTGGATTTTGTTCGAAATATTTTAATGCATTAAATTTTGTTCTATACGTATCCAATAGACCATGAGCATAGCTAATAAAGCTGATAACAGAACCATTAGCTATACTATGAATATCTTGTGGTTCTGCGTTGTCATCAACAACATTTCCTGTAGCTTCATAACTAGAATAATTACTCCTCCAGTTTGCATTTTCATTATCCAGTATTTTATCCAATCTTTTCTGCTCTTTATCTTTTGCTGCATCTTTTGGATCTATTAACGGATTTCCTAGTCCTAATGGATTTCCTTTAGCATTGGGATTTGAAAATAAAATTTCCAAATCATTACGAATATTTTTTACTTCATTAGATTTAAGAAACTCATCTCCTATTTTTTTCAATTTTCCAGCTTGATATCCAATCTTTTTCTGTATTTCCTCATCATTTGCTATACCCTTTAAAGTACCTGGAATATTAGATATATTAGGAAAATTCTTTTCAAGTTGATTCACAATAGCATCCTTCATAGGAACATCCTTTTCTAACTCTTGACCAGTAAAAAACTCAAAAGCACTTCGCAGTAATGGAGTTTTTGGTTCAGGTAATGCATCCACTGCATTCTCATCTGAATTTTGTCCGTCTTTAATATCACCTAATTTTTCCTCAGGAACAGCTTTTGTTTTACCACCACCTTTCTCTCCTTGCTCTCTTACTTTAGGTGTAACCATCTGATCTTGACCAGAATATTCTTGACCTTCAGTTAATCCTTTTAGTAATTTTCCAAAAAATCCACTATTAATACCAAACTTACCTCCAGTATCTTTTGTATCTTTTGTTCTAGGAAAAGCTGCTAAGATAACGGGGAATCCTTTATTAGGTGCTAAAAATAGACCAAAAACCATATCACCCTGTACTAATTTAACAGTCGAAGTTCTACCACCTCCACCTGTTCCACTAGTTGGAGGTAACAATGTAGAAGCAGTATAAACCTGTGCATCATCCACACTATCCTTTTCTGAGAAATCTCCTATCATACGGACTTTATATCTCCACCCCCAAGACTGACCTTGAACCAAATTTTTCTGTGCATCAAACTTAACGATCTTTCCTATAAAAGGATGGAGTCCGTCTTTTCCAAAAAATGTAGTAGTATTAGTATCACTCATATCTATTTGTTATTAGTGTAGAGTCCGTAAGCATCACGGCATAAAGTCATTGAAGTAAAAGATCGTTCAGTATCAAAATGATGGCAGAGATGTAGAATTAAATAATTACCACTTTGTTGTTGATCAACACCACCCATTGCTACTTCACCTTGTCTTTGAACTTCAACTCTAATTATATTACCAGCTCGTAATTTTAAATTACAAGGAACCTGAATCTCAACCAGTTGAGAATGAAGAAGGTTATATCTCATAGGAGATTTTGCTTGCCATTCTCGTGGATCATTATTAGGTGTTAAACTATCAGGATCAGTACTACCTATATCCAAAACCTGATAATTAGTTGTACTATAATTCTTTATCTTATCTTCAAATGGAACTTTCTTTCCTAAAAGTTTTTTAACCTTATCTTCTTTTAGTGAATATATCTTAGGTTCTTCAACTTTAAGATTCTGAGGATTAAAGAATACATTACGACTACTATAATATTTTAATGCCTTTTCCACATCCTGATCTTTTAAAATATTAGGTGGTAATACAATCCTATAATCATTCTGATCATTATCAAGATTTGCCTTAAGACCAGCAACATAAGTATAAGTCTCTACTGGATCTTCAGAAATAAGATTATCTATACCTCTAAAGTTAAATCCATCTTGTGTTTCATAAAAGAAATAAGCAGGATCACCATTTTCAGGAATAGATCTTCTACACAAATCATTTATTATATCTAATCCACCTTTTCCTGAAGAATAAAAATCATAATTATTTTGTGTAGGGTCTACTTGCATTTTTGATATATTAAGATCTTGAAGTATTTTTTTAACAGTATCACTAATCCTTCCCGTATACTTCTTAGATGGATCTTTAATATCTAAATTTTCATAAGTTGATTTAGATTTAAGTGATAGATAAACACCTTCACGTTGTGATTCTTGACTTAAAATTGGAGCACCATTAACTGTAAAAGGAATACTTAAAACCCCAGACTTAGATCTAATTTTTACTTGTACCTCTTCAGATCCAGTAATAGGTAATGAATTTTTAATACTTCCCTTTCTTTCCTGCGTATCCTGTTCTTTTCCTGCTTCAATAGATGCACCAGCATCAAAGAATATTAAAGAACCAGTTATTTCTGGAGAATATAAACTCTCATAGTAATCAAAACTTACAGTTTTACCTATAAGATTAGCAGTCTTACCATCTTTATTAATTACCATCTTTTCGTAGATGGATGCACGTGCCGCACTACCTTCCATTTTAAGTATAAATTATAGGTTGTTTTACAATAATCACTTTATTTTTCTTTGAACCATTACTATTTAATAGACTAATTTTATCATCCTTTTTTATTGAACTAATTGGAGTATAATCTTTTCTCTCTAGACCTTCTTTATTAATAAATCTAGATCCCCAAGGTCTAGAATTATCTTCTTTCAATCTTACATGTCCATTCTGATCAACATAATAAGTATCAATTCTCTCTTGATCATCAGTAGGACCAACAGAAAGATCGTCTTCACTACTAAATGTCTCACCAAATCTTAACGTCTCATCTGGATTATCTTCATCTTCTATAAAAGTTTTAGGATCTATTTCTCCTTTTTTATTAAGTAGCACATTATCTTTTTCAAAGATAGGAGCAAGTTTTACTCGTAATTCATCAGACAATTCTTTCAATTGTTTAAATTGTTTCACTAACTTATCCATATCAATTTTCTCAAATTCATCAGCAATATTCTTACGCAGTTGTCTATTTTCTGAATTATCCCACCAAGAAACTAAACGTTTATAAAAATTACTCAAAACTTCTGCTATTTTAGAAGCATTTTCCCATAAAGCAGTAAATCCAATTCCAAGTAAAAGAAATTTGAAAGCATCAAATATCTTAGAACCAATTTTTGCTATTCCACCAAGAGGTGCAAGTAGTGCTGATAAGGGAGATTTTAATTTTTTTGCTGCAAGTCGTTTTTTCTGTTGTGAAATTAATTTAAACTGATCTCTTACATTTATCTTTTTTAAATTAGATAATCTCTTATTTTTTTTATTAAGAACATTCCTAATCTTTCGTACAGATATTTTTAAATTCTTAGCACTTTTTGCACTACCCTTTACGGTGCGAGATCCAGTTTTTAGAGCAGAAGAACCAATCTTTGCACCACTTCTTGCAACAGAAGAACCAATCTTTGCACCAGCCTTTGCACCAGCAGCAATTCCCTTTCCTGCTGCCATTGCTCCTTTACCAATAATGGCTCCTACTTTCGCTATTCCTACTGCTACTGCTGGTAATGGCATCTCTTTAACCTATCCCATGTAATTTTGGTGTCTCAAACATATAAGAATTAGTATCATTTACAGAAGAATGATATGCTACTTCAGTTGTATCATTAAGGTTAACATCTTTTTCTCCATTACTAATATATTTTGGATCTAAAGTAATTTCACTAACATCAATACCAGTATCTGAAGTAAGTTGCTCAAATAAATCCTTATCATTCAATGACTCCTCTATTATTAGATCTGCATCAATTTTTGGACCTTTTACTTTTTTCCCTTTAATTGTACCTTTTTCTAATCTTTCAATTTGTTCTAATATCTCCTTTTTCTTCTCCCAGTTAAAGGGATCCATAGGATCAAACGGAGCCTTACCAGATTCTATCTGTTCTAATTGTCCTTTTAATAATGCAATGGTAGCTTTTTTACCCAGTGTTTCTACACTTTTATCAATTCTCTGAGTTGTGGTGCTTGTACCCATAAACATACCACCCCATGCACCAAAGGTGAACAATAATGCACCTATTGCAAGAGGACTTGCTAAAAATTTAGCAATGGTAATTAACGAACCTAATGCACCAGCTAAAGAAAGTAATGCTCCACCTGCAAATATTCCACCTGCAACAATTAATATCTTATCAAAATTTTCTATTGACCATTCGAATATTTTTTCTAACTTAGGCCATAATGCATTAATTGCAATACCAGTACCAATAAGTTTAATTGCTTCAAATATACCACCTAGTTTTAATCCACCACCTTTTTCTTCATCTCCCTTTCCTTTACCAAAAAGACCACCTAATCCTTTTATTTTCCTAGATTCTAATTTTTCTTCTGCATCTGCTTTTTTATCTTGATCTACCTGTAATTTTAAATTTTTATTAGCAGCTTTCTGTTCTGTAATTCTATTAGAAAAATCTAATGCTAATGCATTACCAATATCTTGTATAACACTATTTGTTTCTTGTAATTCTTCTTTTAAACCTTCCTCTCCAGATTCTTTATGTTTTAAGTCCTCAATATTCAGTTTTTGGAGTTTTACTATATTTTTAAGTGTAGTAAGTTTCTTTTCTTGGCTAGAAACTCTTTTTGACAAAGCACTTCCTGCTGCAAAAGCAGAACCCATAAATTTAGAGGTATTTACTTTATTTGTATTTGGTGTACCTGAAATTGTTACGTTAGCCACTTTGTTCTTTCTTTAAATTTTCTTCCTCAATGTACTGTTTCAATAAAGTTACATAGACTTCCTTTTCCCAAGGAATCATATTTTCAATCTCTGTTAAAGAGTATTTATGATGCTGAACCAAGGCAAAATTTATCTTATAGTATGACTCAAGATTAGTATGAGCCATACTCAGGTGAAAAAACTTGCTAGTCCCTCCAATACAACTTCAGATTCAACCTCAGTAGTTGGATTTATTACCTTAACTGTATGAGAAAGTTTAGGCATTGTATCAAAGAATTTTTCAATTGATTTGAACTGTTTACTGTTCAATTGCTCTATAAATTCCTCTAATTCCTGTTTAGTTGAATCAGATGCAGCCCAACTCTCCTCTTCATCATAAATCATCTCAATACATGATGTAATCATGTCTAAAGATTTGTCAACAACATTCACATCCGCAGTATCAAAATTATTACCAATAAATTCATTAAGAGCAGGATATTTAAGTTTCATAGAATATTGATCATCTAATTTAACTGTAGTCTTATGTCCTCTAGTTTTTTGAACCTTAATACTATCAAGATCAATACTTACCTCAACAGATGTTTTTTCATCATCAGGACAAACTATATTAACTTCAACAGTCTCACCAACTGATTTTGAACGAACATTCAAGAATAAGTATTCAATATCAAAAGTAGCAAGTTTAGTAACATCTACTCCTTTTGTAAGGATACAATCTGATAATATCTCAACTACAGCATTTGTTATCTGTTCAGTATCTTCACTCTCCAATGCAAGAATAAGTATTTTTTCTTCTCTTACTAAAAAAGGACGGTATTTAATTTTCTTATTATTAGATGGTAAAATCAACTCATAAGTTGGAGTATTAATTTTTGGTAATGGCATAATGTTTTCACACTTCAGTAAATTTATTTATAGGGGCAATTCTAACCATGCCTAGAAACAACATATCTATCATAGTTAAAGCTAACAGTTACTCTTAAAAGATCTGCAGGACCATAAGTAACAGGTAAAGATGTAATAGCCTTAGGAAATGCATTCTTAAATTCATACATTAAATTTTTTCCAGTAAGATTTTTTTCAAATTTAGTAATTGTCATTGAATTGACTTTATAATCATCAGGGTATCTAAATCTTCTATAGAATCCTTTATCCTGTACACTAACACCATCCGTTGCCTGAGAACCACTAGAAATATAATCCATCCATCTTTCAAAAATATTTAATGAATCATAATTCTCATCCACATAAAAAGTAAAATCAATATCAGTATATAAACGAGTATGAGCAAACTCTTGAGGAATACCCATAAAATTATCCTTTACTTCACCAGTTGCAAATGCACTAGCAGGTAATGATGCATCAGAACACATAAGTCCCATATTTCTAGATATAAAATTCTGAGAATCATTTAAACCTATTCTCTGAAAATAATCTAATATTGTTTGGTTAAAGGTTGAAAAATTAACCTGATATTGATTGGTTAATGAAAGTTTGCCAAGTTTTTCCTTGACAGTATCCATTGTAATTCTTTGAACTATTCCTGCCACTCTAAATACCTTATACGAGTCTTATATTATTTCTATTTAGATGGCTTATAAAGGAAAATTTAGACCAAGCATTCCTAAGAAGTATGTGGGTGATTATAGGAATATAATTTACCGTTCTTTATGGGAACTAAAATTCATGAAATATTGTGATAGTAATCAAAATATTTTAGAATGGGGAAGTGAAGAATTCTTTATACCTTATACATCTCCTATTGATGGTAAACGTCATAGATATTATCCAGATTTTTATATAAAAGTAAAAGAAAGTACAGGACAAGTTAAAAAATATGTGATTGAGATAAAACCTAAAAAACAGTGTATAGAACCTAAACCTCAAAAAAAGAAAACAAAAGGATATATCTACGAAGTATGTGAATATGCAAAGAACCAAGCAAAATGGAAAGCAGCATCAGAATATTGTAAAGATAGAATGGTAGAATTTAAAGTCTTAACAGAGAACGAACTAGGAATTAAATAATGAATAGAATTACAGAAATAAAAGATAATTTAATAGGTGGTGAATCTCCTGATGATATGATGTTAGAAATCCTCGAAGTACTCACCGAAACAGAATTAGTTCCTGAACCAGGTAAATATTATACGTTTGTCTATCAACCCAAAACTCCTAATATAGAATATGATGAATTTCCCCTAGTAGCAGTTACTAATATATTCCAATGGGGATTTAGAGGATTAAATTTTCACTGGGGTCAAATTAGACAATATACATGGGAAGAAGTGATAGGACAGTTACATATAGTGACTAATGAAGAGATACAATCGTTACGTGGCATACCTTATCAGAAAATGCGTCTAAATAACTAATAATACTTAAATAGGTCGATAATGTCGGATGAAACTAGAATTTTAGTTAAGTCACAAGCAGAGATTGATGCTGGACTAGCAACAGGAAATATTATTATAAAAGATGGAAAATACTATTCATACTGGGATTCTACTATAGAAGTTAGACTTAGGAGTGACGAGACTAAAGTAATAGATGATAAATTTGTTGAAGATCTTAAAAATAAAGAATTTGATGAGCGATTTGAAAAACAAAATGCATCTGTAGAATATACTAATCCAAACTACGGTAAAGATGGTGCACATAGCAAATATAATAATTCAAATAATCCAACAGCTAAAAAATATGATTTCTCAGGTAATTTTGAGAATAATAAAAATATTAAAATAAAATCCAGAGGAGGAATATTAAGATATCCACTAGAAGCAATGACGGATTCTACTGATTATCTTCAAATTGATATTGCAGAATATACATCCATAGGACAAAGAACAGAAGCACTTGCTGGTGGTACTCTTATCTCCATTCCTGGTAATAGACAAACTAAAAAGAAATCTGGTGTACCTGGTGGATTAACCACACAATCATTAGTAAATAAAGGAACCATACTATTACAGATACCAGCAAATCTACAAGATGGTAATTCTGTTAGTTATGGTGATTCTAAAATGAACAGTATTGTTGGTGCTGCTGTTGGTGGTGCAAAAAATATAATGGAAGGAGTAGGTGAGGCACTTGGGAAAGGTGATTTTTCTCAAGCAGGTGAGATAGCAAAACAAATTGCTAGTGCAACAGTAAAAGATTCTAATATTGGACCACATGCAAAAAATTTAGTTACTACAAAATTAGCATCTGCTGCAGTGAGTGCTCTAGGTGGTAATGTGACAGTAAATCAAATATTAGCAAGAGAAACTGGGCAAATATTTAACCCCAATATGGAGTTATTATTCAATGGTCCTACCTTAAGGAACTTTAGGTTCTCCTTTAAAATGACTCCAAGAAGTCAGAACGAAGCAGAACAATGTAAATTGATTATAAGAACATTTAAAATGAATATGGCTCCTAAAGTAGTCTCAGGTCCTAATCTTTTCTTAAAAACACCAAATGTATTTGAACTAAGGTATAAAACTGGATATAAAAATCATCCATTCTTGCATAAATTTAAACAGTGTTTCTTAACTGATGTATCAGTTAATTATACAGGTGAGGGTGTTTATGCAACCTATGAAAATAGAGAACCGATTTCTATGATTATGGATCTAACATTCAAAGAACTTGAACCAATTTATGATATTGATTACTTTGATGAAAATGGTTTTGATGATGATAACACAGTAGGGTACTAAACATGGGATATTTCAGAGAATTACCAAATTTATTATATCAATCATTTGCTCCAAATAAAAATTCCTCAATGGATTACATTGAGGTAAAAAATATATTTCGTCGTGTTAAATTAAGAGATGACCTTCAAAACGTCTTTACAATCTTTGACAAGTTTGAAATACCAGATGAACATCGTCCTGAAATGGTAGCAGAAAATTATTATGGTAGTGCAGAATTAGATTGGGTTGTTCTAATCACTGCTAATATAGTAAATATTAGAAATGAGTGGCCACTCGATAATAGAGATGTTTATAATTATGCACTCAACAAATATGGAAATGAATTAAATTCTACTCGACTCTACGAAACACTAGAAATAAAAAATAGTCAGGGTAATTTAATTTTACCAAAAGGTAAAGTTGTTGATTCTGATTTTCAAATTACCTATTGGAATGTAACCAACGAAGGAGTAGGTTCTTATGTAACTAAAACAGGAACTGATGTAAGAACAGGAATATCAAATTATGCCTATGAACTTAACTTAAATGATAAAAAAAGAAGTATATACTTACTTAAACGGGAATATTTACAACAGTTCCTAAATGACTTTAGAGATATAATGGTATATGGTAGATCATCTCAATTTATAAATGATAATTTGATAAAAACAGAAAATACTAAAATTACGATACCATATTAAAAAAGGGAGGCGATGCCTCCCTTTTTGCTTACTTATTGTTCCGCTAATTTAGCGAAGTATGATAATGCATCATCGTCATCCGTGCTAGACGGAGTAGGTGTTGATGTAACAGCAGCAGTTACTAACTGTTCTGCTTCACCTCTATCATTATCTTCATCAATAGTCTCTACATCTTGAGTGACTTTCTTGTTACCAAGAACATAACTTAGACGAGTCTTAAGTTCGTCATAGGACTTGAACTGATCATTAGCAACAAGTTCTGCAAGAGAGTTCTCTTTCTTCCAGAGTGCTTCTAGTGCATCATCGTCATCCAATAATGGAGTAACAGGAGTGAACTCAGAAGAGTCATAGTTACGATAACCAGCAACGTTCTTTGCCTTCAACTTGAAGTTAGCACCTTGCCAGAAATCAAATGGATCAATTGCTTCCTCATCCTCAAACTCAGGTTGCATTGCTGCAGTAAGTTTGTCAAAGATTTTCTTCCCATACTTGTATAAGAATACTTTACCTTCGTTCTCAGGATTAGCAGGATCCTTTACAACATAGATGTTAGAAACATAAGTGAGTTTACGCTTCTGCTTACGTGCAGTCTCTTTACCTGCATCTGTTCCATTGTTCCATAGAGTAGTATTGTACTCAGAAACTGGATCTTTCTGACCAAGAGTGGTTAGAGAGTTTTCGATGTACCAACCACCAGGACCTTGGAAGGCATGGGAGTATAGTTTTACAAATGGTAGATCTTCACCATCTGGAGCAGGAAGGAAACGGATAACGGCATAACCATTACCTGATTTATCACATTCTAGTTTCCATAGACGGTCATCACCTGAACCGCCATTATTATTTAATTTTTCAACTTCTTTTACCAGTTTAGCGGTAAGAGAACCTAATTTAGATTGCTTTTTAAGATTAGCAAACGACATTGATTACCTCGGATTAATTTGGATTTAATTGGATTTGATTTTATTATAACAAAAATACTCTTAACCGTCAACTGACTGTTTGAGTTTTTCAATAGTTTTTGTCATACCAGAAAATAAAACATTAATATCAGTTCCTGCAGGGAAACCCATTAATTGAACTGATTTTTCTAAATGTTTTTTCATTTCAAGAGCTTGAGGATCATCTGAAAGAGACAATCGAGTGTACATAACTCTTTGTTTATCTAATAGGATAGTTAATTTCTCAATATGTTCGATTTGATCTTCACGTTCCATACTACCAAAAGACAGCATGGTGCCATAGATCTCTTCTTGCATCCGATTAATTATTTTAAGTTCTTCCTGAACTACTTCAGATTCGAAAAACTTGCTCATTCACCCTCCGTTGATTCTTCTTCACCACCATCAACTGATTCTTCAGCTTCAGTGGTTCCAGCACCAACTTTACTATCTTCAATTTGTGAAAGAACATCAATTGCACCTTGAAGTCTTAGAATCGTATTACGACCTACTTCAAGTTGTTGTTGAACTTGAGTCAATTGTTCCTGCAAGTTCTTAAGAACTTCGGCATTTTCAAGAGCCATTACTAATAACCTCCTTTAGTTGTATACATTTATATTTATGAAGGGAATATATTTTTTAATTTTAAGACTTACGGTTTCCCATACAGGATCTGTAAGTTTTTTATCAAAGTCCTTTACGAAAGAAAAGACTTTTTCCAGTATGATAAGCGTTTCTAAATCGATCTCTCCACCCAGATATTTTTTTAGAATAATTGGATGTCCCTTCGAGCATCTGAACAGCTTTTCTAAGTCGCTCTCCAAGAGTAATTTCTTGGACTGCTCCTTGAAAATATAAGTCATACTCTGTTTGCGTCTCATCCACTCTG